TAATGCGAAATGAATATCATCTATGCTATCACGTTTGGTCTGTATTGAATCTATAATGTCTTTTTTTTTATATACATGACTTTTAAGAAAAAGACGTTTTATGTGTTTTATTATTCTATTTTGCGATTTAGATTGAAGATGTTGTAATGTATATGAATAAGAATTAATATCATCTTCTTCATTTGGTTTATTTATACATTCATGACCGCATAATCCATAATCACATATAGAACTATAAGATTTGTCTCTCAAATCATATTCTATCGTCATCTGATTTGCCAGTTCGATTTTTATTTTTTTTTTCATGTCAATGAAATCATTTTGCGATTGATTCAAGAGACAATCAACACTCACTGATTTTAATAATTTTTGTATTTCACCTATTTTTTGGGATTTTTGTTCAGCTTGCCGATAAAGCATCATATCCACACATTCTGTATCAGCATCTATATAACTTCCATGGAGGAATATTTGACAGTTTCGTTGTTTTAATGGTAATTTTTTATGGCTACAATTACGGATTGCTCGTCCAATAATTTGATCAATCCTATTCAAATTATACCAAGGATCTAATATATGAACTTGTCTTAAATTTTTGAAATCAATACCTTCACTACCGGCTTGTGTAATTAAAACAACCTTACATAACTCACCATTATTATTTTTTTCATGATTAATAAGTTGAATTTCTTGTTGTTTTTTTTGACTGTATCGTGGGTCACCTGTAATCATTGCATATTTATAGGATGCCATTGACTTATCTTTTGAATTAATATTCAACAAATTTTTCTGTTTTGCTCTTTTAAATCCCAATTCTTCAAGCGCCATTGCCATTGGAATTATACCAGCATCCAAATATTGAGAATAAATTAGTATTATACCTGTTGATTTTTTAATAATATCTAACACATTTTTTATTTTAATACTGTACTTTTCTATTTGTGAATATTCAAATACACGCCACGAATCATGTTTATAATTGTATTGTTTATTTTCCGAATCGTATAACATAATCTGACTAAGCGCTTCTTTTCCTGTAAAAATTTTATTTTCGTCATCATATGCATGAACACACATAGTTAACGCCGTTATTGGTTCGCGTAATATATCATATTTAAATGAAGAACTATTTTCATATTTTTCTAACATTTCTGGCGACATAGAATCGTAAATTCGCTGTAATATAGTAGAATATGCATTTTTTTGAAATGAAGACAAATTATTACAATAAACATCTAAATGCTCTATTGGTTGTTCTATTGGTTTTCCATTAAATTGTCTCCTAGGATATGGACGTTCTAATAAACTATCTTGTTTAGAGAAATCACGTGGAAATACTTTGAATGGAAACTGAAATGGATTTTCACCGCGTATATAAGAGACATAACCATTTGCTTTCGTCAGAAGTTCCTCTTTACCAATAGGAGAACCATCTTTGTCTACTTTTAATTTACCTTGTTTATCAAATATATCACTCGCTTTTAAAGGTCGTTGTCCATCATTAATATTAAGAAGACTAAGAAGAAATATAATTTCTTTTGGATCATTGTACATAGGCGTCCCGCTCAAAAATAATAACTTTAATTTTTTTACATATTTTAATAATTGAACAAATGCGTTTGCAACCTTTTTCGTATCTTTACTACCATCTATAATACGAATATTATGAACTTCATCTACAACAATCATACGACCATCAAAAAATTGTTTCATATTTTGTCTTGTTTTGCTTTTTGAATCAGGTATATTAAGTTCTTCTATCATATTAGAAAATTTCTCATAACCTATAAATAAATAATACTTACGAATAAACTTATATAATTTTCTAATTAGTTCTTCTTTAGAAAGTTCAATCATATTTTGGTAATTTAATTCTCGAAGAATTGTATTTCCAATACAACCATCATGCGACCATAATCCATTTTCTATTTTTAGTGAAGAAGGATTAATAAATTGACTCTTAAAATTTGCTTGGACGTTAGGAGAAGCAATAATAATAATTTTTTTAAAGTCATGATTAAACTTATTTGACTTACGAAACTCCTCACATATACCAATCGCACTACATGTTTTACCTGAACCCATTCCGTGGTATAACAAAAGACCATTATATGGCGTATTATTACTAAGAAAAGTTTTTACAAACATTTGATGGGGTGCCAACTCAAACTCAGTTGAAGCACATAAAAGACCTTTTTCATCTTCTTGTTCAATATCTTTTTCAGCATTAGATTCGTAAAAATGTTGAAATTCCTTTTTTAAATAAACCTTATTTTGTAATTGTTGGTCTTGTATATGTGGATATTTCATTTTAATTACTTTTGATTTATCACTTTGGAAAAACAACTTATTTTGATTATCGATATAATTTATCTTCTGTTGTGTTGTCATTGATATATTAAACCTCTATTATTATTTATTGATTATATTATTTATTTTTGTTAACATTTGTTTTTTTTCAAAATTATAATTTCTTATTTTTTTCATACATTCTTCAAATGTAAACCATTTTAATTCACCAATTTCGCTTTTTTGATATAAATCTTCACATATGGTTGTTTGATAATCCGCATTACATAAATAATATTTATGCCGATAAGACTTAAGATTAGAACCAGTAAATGTTTCTTCAAAAAAACCTAAATTTTTTATCATAGTTAATTGTTTTTGCGTATATCCGGTTTCTTCTTCATATTCTCGTATGGCGCAATCATAATCATTTTCTTTTGTATTCCTCCTGCCTTTTGGAAATCCCCATTCAGGTTCTATCCAACCAGTAGATGATAATAACTCCCTTTTATTTTCCTTCACATAATTAAACTTATCCATATTTTTCTTGTCATATTTTTCATCACTTTTATTCCATAATTTATTCCATAAATAAGGATAGTCATAGGTTAAAATATTTGTAATTTCATTGATTGTCATTTCTTGAATAATATTTTTCAAATGAAAATCATTATATGGATTATATTTTCCTCTTAAGAAATCTACATAACCTAACGTATCTTTTCTTCTTATCATTAAATATTCCACATTATTTGTAATTTCATTGTTTCTATAACTAATAATTCCAAAACTCATTATAGGTTTTTTACATTTGTAAAATAAATGTCCATATATTCCACAATTGTTACATATAAATCTTCTTGTGTTTTTTTGTGTATATTTTCTGGTTGGTATGTTACAAGGTAAGTTATAACTCATGATAAATTATATAATTAATTATGTTTAATATTGTATAATTCATTATATAAATGACAACGATTCATGATATGAAACAATTGAATCCTTATTATATTCAAGAAACATTAGAAAGATTATTGAGTCAAATAGGATTGTTTTATAAACCATGTCAAGCAAATAAAAAAAAGGTGAAGGATTTTTTTTTATCATTTCCGTTTTTTTTTTACCATGATACTTTACAGAATGATTTATATGATATTATACATAATAAACCAATCACGTCATATTATGATTCGAACGAGACCATGATGAACTATTGTTTTTATATATATGAATCATTTAGTTTAAAATATAAATTAAACTTTAAAACAAAAGAAGAGTTTTATGAGGATTCAAAGAGACAAATGAGTCAAGAATCGTACCGGTATAAACAATGGAAGCAATCTAATATTCGTCATTATTTATTTATTGCTCTTTTTTGTTTCTTGATTATTTTATATGTTTTGTTTGAAATATATAATCCAACACATATGTTTGGATAAAATATTTAGATAATATATGAGTGTACAATTTTGGATTATTGTAATTTCATTATTTGTATTATACACCATATATTATGAGAAAAATGTATTAAAAAATTTAACAAAATATAAAAAATATTATAAAATGGGTATTGTTGTAATATTTGCACTAGGTGCCTTGAAAATTATAAAATCATCACCATCAATGAGTTATGATAATGTAGATACATTAAATCAGTTTATCAAATGTATGCCTATGGATAAAAACAGTAAAGATCTTTTAACACCATTTTTACAATCTAGTATGCCAAAACCACCATCAAATGAAGTGCCATATCATACAATAAAGACATTACAAAACTCTGGTAAAACATCCAATAAACGATGCGTAAGCGAGACAAAAAAGAAGTATGTTGCTTCGTTACAAAACTGGAAATGTAGTA